GTGCGGTCGTTGGGACAATATAACAAAAAGGGCGACTGAATCTCCTGGAACATTGCCCGAATCTTTTCCTCGATTTCCGACGTGATGGTCGGTGGAGGATTGCCGTTCAACCGACTCAATATATGCGCAGAATGTTCGTAGTACTTTGACCGTCCCAACTTTTTCAAGATTTCCCGAATCTCTTTCTCCGTCATATCGGCAACATTGCCAATGCGACGCTTACGGATTTCGAGCACAACCTCGTTCATCACCTCTTCGGGAATCATGGTCGATTCCTTTGCCTGGAACTGATTCAAGATCTCGTTCAAGTGATTGATCTTCTTGTACGCATAATTGTTCCGCTCTTTCGGCGGGTCACGAAACGACGGAAAGTCAGAGACCACGAGCGCATACTCTTCCGACCCACATGAAGGACAGACAAGAATACCCTCTGAACTCACTTCTTCCCGGGCAACATTACATGAATTGCAGTGTTCCGTCATGACCTGCATTGCCTCCGGTGTCCCATTCAACTTCATGCGAACGACATATTCGTCAAAGATCCGTTTTCGGGACACGCCACCATCCGTCGACGCAGTAGCAAAGAACTTGAGAAACGTATTTGCTTCCTTGGGGTTTGTCGGAGGACACATGGACTCTCCGCCTCGCTGGTAATATTCTGTCAAGATGTCCATGTTCTTGATGTAGTAATCCGTAAGGGGATTTTCATACGATAAATCTCCAGCAATTTCATGAATACGCCTTTCGAGCGCAGAGCATGTGATAATATCTCCCAATACGTTGGATCCATGAATAGACTCAACCTGCGCACGCAGGCGTGTCAATTCGGTGGTTAATTCTGACCTCTGACTGTTTGACTCGATCAGTCCCTTCACGACATCTTGGTGCACTGAGTCAAGCGTTCCCATGGACGGAACTCCCGTTTCCCGCGTCTTCCGTACCTTGAACACATCCATTTTCATTCTCTATCGAGTTTCTTTTAAGTAGATGTTCGTATGCAACTGGATTGTCCCACAGAGACGTATCTACCTTTCCATGAACATGTGGTGTGTGTATATACACGTCGAATCGCGTAACGATACATCGACTGACAATCGCTGCCTGGAGAGAGGGTTCTTCGATATGAAACCAAACTCTACACTTGAAGGATCTACTCTCAAGAGACCTTCTCAAAACCTGTTGACATGCGGGACTCAAGAAGTGTGCGTGCCAAATGATAAGGACACGAATACGAATCCGCACATTCGAAGTCGTATGCGACATCCATGTAGTCAACCACGGTGAAAACTCTTCGACAGAATTGAGTTCTGCGGCATCCACACTTTCAAAATCACATTCATGTTTGTGATCCAGAACAACCTTCTTCCAATGATCTCCAGTCACTCGATCGTTCAGTGGTTCATATAAAATCCGATGAGGAGGAAAAAAAGGCATTGTGTAGTTACTGTGCGGTTTCTGTAGGTGTTACAATCCGCTTCACAGGAATCTCCGACGACACTACATAAATTGAATTCTCGGTCGTGACAATGAACACCTTCTCCTCCTTCAGACGAATCATCGACGCAATTGTAGACGTGTACTCCGTGTTCGACTTGATGAGACACTTCTTCTCTCCGTCCACACCGATACAACATGTCTTGGCATGACTGTCGTTAAAGTAGTCGAGGTAGATGGGACGATCCGACTCAATTGCAATCTTTGCGACTTGTGCCATGACAGTTGCAGACGGAACAACCGACATTTATTGGATACGTTAGATGTCCTTCTCTATTATTTCAACGCACGACCCCGTATACTCTTGCGACGTAATTTTCTGCGTCTACGCCGAGTTCTACGACCGCCTTCAGATGGCACAAGTCCCGGGAGGTCTCCATGCGCAGACTCCAATCTGCATCGTGTCATCATGTACTCGGCAACAGATTGAAGATACCTTGTCTGTATCTCCGCATACTCTGCGCCCTTTTCTAGAAAGACTACATTGAGTGCGCCCGACACGACCATGGGATGACTATAATAGTCATACATGTATTCGAACAAATTTACCCATGACTGATCCATTTTAAGTTTAACTGTATCCACTGTAACGTGCGATGGAGTTTCCAGTGCTTTAAGACGTATAGCGTTTTTGCGTTCAGGTTCCCGAACTCGTGCCTCATAGTCTTCATTCGAACGTCTCGTTGCCACTGCAGGTGCCACTGCGGGTGCGGGTGGGGGAGGAGGTGCCAATGCCTTTGCTTGAGCATCACGTGCACGCGTTTCTTGGTTGATTTCATACATCTTTGCTGCAATGTCGCGTTCCGATGCCTTCTCACCTAGAATCTCTACAACTGCGTCATATAGTTCTCTTTCTTTCCGCATGTCCACTTCATACTGCAGTCTTGATTGTTCGGCATTGTCCCTCCGAATAATTTCAGCATCTAGATCTTCAGGATTTCCTTCATTTACGTAGATTGCCTTGTATTCATAATATTTCAGGACATTGGTCTTTTCTGTAGAGTAGAATGCATCGAACATACACGCTTCTAACTTTGGGACGAAGACCACTGCTTGAGACAGTAATCCCCCAACTTGAGATTGATACAGTAAGTCGCGCGACACCCTAAAAACCAATTTACCTGCCTCTGCTTTGATCTCAAACGTAGTTGGAAACTGACTATGCAGGTGCAACTTCACGGATTGAAGAAACGTTTCAGGAGACGATTGTTCGTTTGGACGACCGAGGAGATTGATAAGTATCCCTTCGTTATTTCGATTTCGTCGTGCACGGGTTTTCAATTCATCAAAAATCTCCCGCACTGTTTTACCGTGTGCATACCCTTCTGCTTCCATTTGATCAATAATTTTAATGAGATCATGTGAAACTCCAATAGGTCTGGAGATATGGTGACTGATCATTATTATCTAGAATCAGTAAAAACGAAATCTGGGACCACCAAGGAAGATAAGGTAAGTCCAAGATCGATATACTGTATCTGGCATAAAATGTCCGTACCCGCACGCAAGATCCCGCAGTGGAAGCTCGACATGCTCGCAGACGCAGACGTTGCAGCACAACTCGTCATCAAGAAGGCAGACGCAGACAAGGTTGCCGCGGAAAAGGCAGCACGCGATGCGGAGAGCGCATCTGCCTGCCTGTCCTGGCACGCCGCCCGCCCCGAGTGGGTCACGCAGATGGTGGAGACTGCACCCGGAATCCGGGGAAACGAACGCGAGTGGGAAGTTCCTCCGCAGGTTGGACTTCGCAAGATGAAGAATAACGCCAAGTGCCCCTATTGCGGCAAGTAATGTATAAAAAGCGACCAAACCCCAAAAAACAAAAAAAGCGCGCGCCTTTTTTTACTGTGAATAGATAAAATGGATCTTAACGTCATTGTCCCGATGCTTTTGTTTGTCTTGTTGTCCCCCGGCGTGTTATTGTCATTACCGCCCGGTGCATCGCCGGTTGTCCAGGCGTCAACCCACGCGGTTGTGTTTGGACTTGTCTACTACGGACTCCGCAAGGTGTTTCCGCAATACTACTAAAATATAAAAAGTTTTTGCACTCGGTACCCTCGCACTCGGTACCCTCTAACCTAGAATGCCTCGATCCATGCGGCGCGCTCGCCTGCGGGCGTGCCAAGTTCGTCGAAGATTGCATTTGCGCGGACAACCCTCTCGTCAGTCTCGATGTCGAGTCCGGCGAGTATGGCCATGCGCTGCTGTAGCAACTCCCCCGCCGAGACGGGCGGAAGAAATTCCGGATCAAATCCGACGAGGACGTTGATCAGGCGCGTGATGTGTCCGTCGCAACACATCCCAACGGACTCTGTCCATTCCTCCCAAAGGCGCTTCTTGAGTTCGTCCTTGTGCTCGGACGCCTCGATGCGCACCCAGAGGGCGTCTAACGTCTTCTTGTACAGGAAGTCGTTTTCCACGTGGCACAGTGGCGTTGCGTACCACTTCAGAACGTCGCGGGCAACTGTGATGACTGCGTTAGACATGGGCGCCGTTCCGTTGACCGGAGGCGGGCGCACGCTCACGATCAGACTGTAGATGTCCGTCATGTTCGCGACAGGGTTCGCGAGTAGGATGCTCAGGCCCTTGTTCGTGACCTCGCTCGTCTCGCGCGTGTGCACGTTCTGGCGGTCATGCGCGAAGGCGGCAAGACCCACGAGTGCCGGGGGGCGCTGGATCGGGTCGTACATGAATGCGATGACGCCGTGCTCGTTCATGCGCTGGTGGCGCCCCATTTGCACCTGGACTCGGTTGAAGAGCTCCGGGATAAGGGTCTCCTGCGCAAGTCGGGCGAGAGTCATCCGACGTTGAACTGAGTTAAGCAGTCCGAAGTTGGGCCACAGTTCGGCGTTCGTCTCGATCTCCGCGGCGACATCCTGCCAGGGCATGTCTCCGAACATGATCAGGAGTCGCGCGCGGTTGAAGTCCGTGCGGAAGAGGAAGAGGCGGTGTGCGTCGTCGTGCTTCTTGCACATCGTGTGCCCGGCGTCCCGATTCTTCCGCATGCACTCGCGCGCGTGCGGGTGGAAAACCTTCCAGCAGCAACGCTCGTTTGCGGGAAGGTCCGGGCGAGGACGCGTGATGTCGCACGCCGCGCAGAAATGCACGTTATCCCGCACGCGAGTGGCCACAAGGGGGCGTTCGCAGCGAAGACAGGCGTGCACGGGCGCGGGCGCGGGTGCGGGTGCGGGCGCGGGTGCGGGTGCGGGTGCGGGCGCGGGTGCGGGCGCGGGTGCGGGTGCGGGTGCGTCATTCCATACCGGAAGAACCCAGGGTTGACCCGGGATCTCGTGGTGGATGCGCTGGTTGTTGTGCGTGCCGCACAGGTGGTTGTTGAAGAACTTGGCGTTGGCGGTGCAGCGGGATCCGTCGTGCTTGAGGGCGTGGCAGGTGAAGATGGGAGGCATGTTGTCTTGTATGGAGAAAGGATGTGTTGGGCCGTGAGTTCTATCTCTTGCTCTTAAAAAACTTCGTTTTTCACCGAAAAAAATGAAAGTTCAACTTGAAGTTCAACTTGAAGTTCATGTGCAATAGCAAATGCGCGGGACATATCCGTCGTCAGACTCTGTGTCAGACTCGGAGTCAGAGTCCGTTTCGAGAGGGACTACGATACGAAGTGTTGATCTCTTGGCAATACGTTCAACTTCGTCAAAGGGTCCAATGCGAACAATGACTGCAAGTTGTTCAACAAGTCGAGGAAGATAGGTATCCATCTCCTTTTGCGGAACAATTTGAGTAAAGATGTCGAATACCTTTTCGACGGAAATGAGTGTGACCTCTCCTGTCCAGGATACAGGAATCATCTTGCGAAGTTGGTTGTAGACGTATGCAGTTGCCGAGTAGGGGAAGACCGCGAGGATGCTGGAGTATGCGCACGACACGGAGATTTCCTTCTCAAGAAGCGCTGTCATTTTGAATAGTGTGTTCTTTATTTTTCGATTTGCATTTTCATTTTTTGAATTCGGTATTGTCTCTTTCGATACAATGCATTCCGTTCTTGAAACTGTCTACGAAACTGTGGGTCGACAATATCGATAATGATAGGATGAAGTGTTCGAACATACTTTTCAACTCGCAAGATACGCCCCACTATCTGATCTACGTCAGGACGCGGTGTTGCCATGACTAGAGTGTTTAATGTTGGACAGTCAAATCCCTCTTTGCACATGGAGTACGTTGCAATTAGGATTGCCTTGGTCTTTAGGTAGACTGCGCGTACGTCAGACTTGACACCTTGCCCTAAGATACATGCACGCTCTCGAATCTCATCTGACAGACCTGAGTACAAATCCTTTGCATGTTGGACTCTGTCGGTGAGTACTAGAATCTGCCGCCCTTCATCCAAGACATCTTCTACAATCTTTGTGATCCATCGCGTCCGATCTGCGCACTCGGCAAGTTTGTTTACCATGAGAGGGACACAGGTCATTCCGCTTGATGAATAAATAATTTCATTGAACTTGGGATCTGTATTTTCATATTCATACATTTCAACCGACACCTGTGTGTCGACAGAATCTCCAGTATCCGACTTGAACAACATAGGTCCTAACAACCAATTAATGACAAACATAAGTTTATCCTTGCGTTCCGGTGTTGCCGAGAGTCCTAGCATGTACTTCGATGTAACCTTTGGAAGCGCCTGAACAAAGACCTCAGATGCAATATGGTGGCACTCGTCTACAATCACGAATCCAATAGGTTCGAAGACCTTGATGTCTAACTCCTTCATGGACACGGTCTGCAACATTGCAATCACAAAGTCCTTGTCCTTAACCTCGCACTTGTCCGCTTGTACCCGCCCAATCCGGGCATTGGGAACAAAAGATTTAATACGCTCCTCCCATTGATCTCGAAGAAAGGTATTGTGGACAATGACAAGCGTTGGCAAACACAGTTTTGATGCAATGTACAAGGCACACACCGTCTTTCCACCCCCTGTCTGAAGAGAAATGATTCCATCGTGCGGTTCGGGTAATAGCATGGTATTGACAACATCCATCTGATTCGGACGCAATGCACCCGTAAATGTCCAGTGACGTGCATCTGTCTTCGGAACATTGCGCAGTGTCTCCGGTGTGCCCCAATTTTCAAGTCCAAACTGTTTCGGAACATAAAGATAGTCTGCATCCTCGTGAAAGACGGGATACTTTGGAACATATTGGGGTTTCATGAAGGACGGATTTACATACGGACGAACCGTAAGGCGCTTCTTGAGTGCAAGAACATCGTTACCCTTCTTGGGCACACGATATCCATGTACGGTGAGCATTTGTAGGAAGTAACTGTTCTATACATGTATTTCGTTTTACTCGGGGCAAAACTTGAGGGTCGACGTCACAAGATCGAGGATCGAGTCGTGGATTGCCAGATTAGTGAGATCACTGGCATCGTACAGGATAGACGGGTACGCTGCCGTTGTCACCTGGATGTGCTCATACGGATCCTGGTCGACGCGCATAGACATCAGCAGCATGTACACATAGGACTCAACACCCTGCGCCGTCATGTGAAACGTGTACGAGTCCTTCTGATTGGGCGAAAATACGATCTTGTACGTATCCGTATCGCGACCAAACCAGTTGGCAGTGTTGTAAATCCTGATCTCCTCGTCACACTTGGACTCGCGCATAAGAATGATGCGAACAATGCTGTTGGACATTTCTATTTATTGGAGTCTCTCTGTTTAAGTTATATCGAATCGTCCTCGTCTGCGCGCGGGAGTTGGGTATCCGCTTCGCGGTTGCCTGCCGCAGCATTCGTTCCATAATTTCCATCGTCGTATGCATCTTCTTCTTCGCCGTCGCCCGTTTGCGGTCTTCCTACACCTGTGTCTGCTTCATTTTCATTCACTTCATTTGCCTCTGGACGCAATTCATCTTCCAATTGCTGGGCAAATCGGTCGCGATCTACATTTGTGATGAGGTACGGCGCAAGACCTAAATCAATAAGTTCTTTCGTTATCTGACGATCTTGGTCTGTCTGGTTCCGCAGAATGTCCGTGAACTTGTGCCGCTCCTGCGCCCGAAGTTTATTTGCGTCCTTCTTTGCCTCATCTATCTTTTTTGTAACGGAAAAGAACGTAACATCCGACTGAATCAATTCGTCATATTTTCGCATGAGCACTTCACTCTTTTCAATTTCGACATACATGCGTCTCAAAAATCCGTCCATCAAGTTTTCGAGTCTCGCTTCACTGGGTATTGTCGTATCAAGAAGCGGAATCAAATCGCTACGACGAATTGCCGCACCAATACGCTGCAACAGAATCAAATTTGTTTTCCACGACGATGTAATCATCATTTTCTTGGAGGGTTTGAGGGCAAGAAGCGCACGGATCTCTGCATCGGACAGCGACACCGTCGGTTGCACGCCAAATGCCACATGTTTCGGTTGAATGGCACTTGTCGAGACTTCAATCTTTTTTAACGGAAACTGGGCGTGTCGAAGCACAGGTTCTACGGTCGAGATCCAAGACAGACGGGTAGACGGACACTGTGGAAAGCGAATCGGATCTCCAGGCGGCGGAGGCAGAATCATTGTTAGTAACCGAACTGCTTCGGGTACCGGCGGAACCTTTTCAAGTTCAAGACGAGATGCAGTTAACTGGTCTTTAAACTTGATAGCAAATTGCTTGATAAACACGTTCAAGTTTGACTTGATCTCTTTCGAACTGTTCAGAATCCCCCGCATGACTTGTACAGACGAACCCTGAAGCGCAGTGGGGTACGCTTGAAATGTCTTTCGAAATACGGTGAACATAGACTCTGCAATCGGAAACTCTGTTGCCGTGTCCGTGTCTCGCGGGTACCCTGAAAGGACAAGCGGTCTAGACCCAAACGATCTGCGAGGAACAAGGTGTGGAACATGTGATTGAAGGAGAATAATCGCACCGGCAATTCCGATGACTCCGCGCGCAGATAGAACTCCGTCGCCTGAACCCTTTTTACCGATAACCGCAGATGCCTTCCGACCGAAATCAAGAATAGGTAGCAACTGGGATTGTTCGGGCAGGACTTGGAGGAGAGACAAGAGTAGAAACAGTGTAGAGTCTGCCGGATCTTTCATATCGAAAAGAGGAGTTAACGATCGCAAACTTGTGATAAAGGTTTCAATCTTGTGTCCAGAAAACACCTGCGCGTTCAGTACATCCGAGTGCACAATCACTCGCCCTGCATCTGTATATCCCGCTTGATCGACAAAGATCGTACTGCTAATCACTTCTCCACAGACCTTGCATGTACGGGTTCCTTCGATGGATGTTGTCCATGTTCTATAAAATTGGTCCGAATCTTTCTCAAGATCTCCTTTCAAGACTGCAAGTGTGTGATCGCAAATCACAAACTCTCCATCCGGATCCGTCCAAATCTGTTTTGAGTGAAGTGCTTTCGATAATCCAAGAAGTTTTTCGACAGACAGTTTCTTGTCCACATTTAGACGGGATGGATCCGCAAGAATGGCAACTGCCTTTATACGAGTCTGTGAATCAGGGCGAACGGGGATCTTTGACCCAGTAAAGGATTTCACGGTAGGCGGAGGACGCGTATACTGCAAGAGCGCCTGCTTGTATCGCGTTAACATCTCATTCTGCGTCGTGTCTTTCCACTGAATACGATTTCTGTGACCCACCTGTTTCCGTTCTTGGTTTACAATGTCAAGAGGTATGCACTTGTATTCATTTCCAATCCACTTGCCATCTCGAGTCACATCAAATTGACGTGTTGTACCCTGTATAAGAAAGTCATGAAAGGACAGTCCCCCCAATCCACACTGCGCAACGGGGACTTGGGGGAGTGATTGAACAGGTTCAACGACGCGATCGAGGTGCATGACGCCTGCACTCGATGCATTTGACTTTAACATTGTGATCACGAGAGCACCTCCATCCACCTGGTTCATTAACCAGAATCGGGCAGCAAGACCTGGTGAATAGTCAGTTCCATATTCTGTCAAGAGTTTCTGGTCAGGTTTGTACTCTGCCTCCTTCTTCACATTCGCAAGAGGTTCACGTGGAGGAGGACCGTCTACGCGCTCAACAGAAGGAAACCTGCTTGACCATGAGGACCACCGGATATCGCTCAGATGTACATCGTAGACACGCAAAAACTTCATACCTTCACCATATGGATCCGTCGTTACGGGCACACCGTGCTCTAAAACCGTCTTTACATCCGGGACAATTTCATCGATAGGGCGAGTGCTATTGTAAAAGCGAGCAGACTTGTCAGCAAAAAATGGATGATCTGCAATCGGATTAGGGATCGGGTCTATACGCTCTGTTAAGTAGTATCCAATACACTTTACAGTATCTGAGGTTCCTTCAATGACTCGAGTGGATACAACGACTGTTCCATTCTCATGCTGACGCGCCTGTGTCATTTCGAGGTCTGGCAGCGCCCTGATTGGGTCCTTGCCATGCACATCTACGAATTCAGTTGACCCTGTGAGCGTGTAAGGAAATCCCTCTCCAACCACTGTATATGGGTGTGGAAACGCGGTTAAAATTCGTTCGAATCCATTTGCAGTTAACCGACTTTCTTTACTTACCAGAGGTCCTAAGGTAGAGAACAAATTAGAAGGAACAAGATCACTCGATGCATAAACTGGAAGAACCCATGGAAAAACACGGTGAATGTCTGGCGGGTGTACGACATACCCATCTGCAGTAGGCACTACATATGCCGTATAGAGTTCGCGGATCCGGTCAACACGCCGTGTAAGTTTTTCAATCTCAAATTTGGTTTCTTTCACCGTATGGATCATCTTTTCAAATGCATCCGCAATCTGTTCGTCCAAAGTGTAAAAACGTATTGAAGAACTTCGTTGAACATGTTCGTCCATTTCGAACGCATCACCGATGAGTTTGAATTCGGTATTTGGGTCGAACGTCAGGTACTCACTCATTATACTGACCGAAGAATGCTTTCGCAGAGCTCGAGCGCATCCTTTCTGAACCGGTCAAGCACATCCTTCGGGGGCATGTCGGTCACAAATCGAATTGCCATCTTGGGAGTGAGTGGATGTCCAGCACTAAATCGGACATCGGCAACACTGGGCGGACCAGCAGCATAAATCAGTGTCTGCATGAGTGCGCCTAGCGTATACGACTCATCGGCAATCTCAATGCAATATCCACCCGCTTCATCCTTTGCAATCTCCACCTTTTCGACCTTCTTGATCTTCAGTTTTAGAACCTCAAGTGCAGTCTTCAGCAAATCGCGTGCAGGAATGACGCCAATGCTCTCAATCGCGAAATCGAACCAGTTCGGTCGACCACTGGCATCGCGAGACCAACACCGCTGGATATCGTGATTGTCAAACGTCCCGATATCTCCATTCTCTGCAATCACCCTATCTCTCTCAAGTTGGGCAAGTGCAGGGTCAATATGGTAGCGGTAGGTCGATACACACACCTGCGATGCACCCCCGTGGTGGGCAAGTGTAGACGTTCCCAAACTCGCCTCAAGACGAACGATCTCGTTCGGGCGCACGGTCATGAAGTACAGGGGTTTCCCAAGATCGCGATCCATCAAGATCACATCCTGTCTCGTACCATTCACGGTAAAGTCAGTTGACATCACCGTTCTCGACGTGGGAGATGGATCCATACGAAGACCGATCTTTGTGTCGCGAATAATACCCACTTCATCCGGTCTGATATTTGCCGGCATCATCTCAACTCGAAGGCGCATCATCTCATTGACAAGCGACGTGGTGTTTTCTGTAATCACAACATCTCGAAAGACAACTGTTGGAATCTCGGCAAGGAGGATGCGACGAAGTGCATTCACAAAAGCAACGGGAACATTCTTCAACTCGCAGTCAAGACGAAAGGTATTCATGGAAATGCGAACGTTCTCCATTCTTGTTCTTGTCTCTTCTTCGTTATAGTCTTTTCGTTTTTTTCAGCTCGACAAGTATGGCAACGAACCAACCTATCTTGTTCACAAGTTCTAGGTGTGCACATAGTAAGCAGATTCTGGACACACTTCAAGCACTTAACAAGACATCTCTCTGTCGAATTGTCTCCATCGATGGAAAGGGTCGGCACGAACTTCCACCCTTTCTGCAAAAGGTTCCTACACTGTATGTTCCCGAGACCAAGGATCTCTATGTCGGAAAGGATATCTTTGGATACATTGCGAAACCCGTCGCTGCGCGCCGCGAAGTTCCAGTGGCAACGCCCGCTACATCCAACCCCCCGACTGCAGTCGCCCCGGGCACAAACTTAGAATCGTGGTCCTTTTCGACTGCGGGTGGATTCTCGGATACGTATGCGAGTTGGGACGGAAAGAATGCGACGGGTGATCAATTGCACTACACCTTTTTAGGTGGACCTGCGACCCAGGGACCTCCTGAACCGCAGACAAAGCAAAGTCATGAGGGAGACAAGGCGGGAAAGAATGAAGATGTTGCCTCTCGCCTTGAGCGTATTCAAAAGGAGCGGGATTCAGAGTACCAGGGCGTTAGTCGCAAGTAGGAACCTTGATTCCTAATGCGGTTAACAGTGCAGTCTGTGTCCCAAAGACATAATGCAAGACTTCTGCTAACACCATCAAGGCAAGAAATGCCACCCAAAAGGAGATGTTTAATGCCCATACAACACCAAACGCGGCAACAATGGTGAGTACAGTGTCGGCAACGGCAAAACCTGCAAAGCGGGTCGAATGTGCACCGGTCCCAGGCGCACCAAAGATCGCAGAGTATGGGCACGGCATTTGTATTACGTTAAGTGAAAACGAAAATTGACACGTCCCTCGCGAAGAAAGGAAGGATCAAGTGCATCAATTTCGTCTGGAGGTACATTCGAAATGAGCAAGAGGATAACGTGTGGATACAATCCGTTATCGATCGAGTCAAGGAATTGATTCCACGTTGACTTATTGTTCACACTTATGAAATACCGCTCGCTGCTGATGCCTACGTGAACCTTTTTAATTAAGGTATCCACCTCATCTAAAACGATAATGAGAGGGGTATATTTAGTTGCACTGGTTTCCAAATACAACTTTGACAACGTATCCGATGGATCTGACGGGTTAAACGAGGTACACAGTATCCCGCTTAATTTTGATGCCAACAGAGGTCCAAGCATTGTCTTGCCAACACCCGTTTCTCCGTGAATATAGGCAACTGTTGTTGTATGCGATTTGAAATGTGTCGAGAGTGTAGTAAGAATCTCCTGTTGATTTGGATTTGGGTCGGTAAGTTTATTCGGGAACTTGCGGGGATTGTAATAAAAATGCTGGTACGTTCCGTATCGTTCCATAAGCGAAAATGGATTTAACGGAACCTTGAAACTGCTGCCTACAATCGTAAGTTCCGGTTGCGCTATAAAGAGGGGGATATCTGTAGGACGACACACAACCCACCCCTTCGTGTCTGCTTGATTGACAAATCCTATATACCATTTTCCGAACACATACCCAACTGGACGACCCACCGAGTCCTTCACATATGCATTCTTTTTAACGACTGTAGAAAAGTATTGAAGGTGTTGCTGATCTTGAACGATAACAAAGGACAATCCGATAAACGGAAGACACCCTGCCATAATGTATTTCCAATCAATCGTAAAGGTACCAAGCACAATAAACATCATGTACGCCGACATCGACGTCAGCATGATAGAGGGGTTCATTAGGGGTCTAATCACCCAATTACAGTAAATGATACTTTCGTATATAACTTACAGAAAAAAGACAGTGTAAAATGCAATGTCAAGGCGTATTGTCGAAGCGTTTTTCAATACATTCAATGAATTTGTCGATCAACTTATCACTCTTTTCCCAGAGGACCCTGACTTTCCCGCATACAAGACTGGTATTGGGTTTTTGAAGATGGGGAATCCGTCCATCGTGTTCGATCAGATCACTCGATTCGTCATGCCGCACGAGGACTTGATCCTGTCAAAGAATGACGATTTTTTTGTCAAGTACGAATTCGCTGAAATCGTTGCCGAGGATACGTCGATGGGGACTATTATCGAGAGTCTGAAGTCGAAGTGGGCGTCACTCCCAGATACAACGCGCAGTGTTCTGTTTGACTATCTCATTATGCTGCTAAAGTTATCCAAGACGTACCTGCAAAAGTGAATTATTCGCTTTCCACACTCTCGGGATGTGTTTCAACGAGTTCGCGAAGTGCAGTTTCGGGGTCTTCGAAATTCCGAAAGAGAATCTGGTTCACTTCGGCAGGTGTCCACTTGTCTACGAGTTCAGGTACGTCCGGGACAGTGAGATCTGTTCTCTCGTAAAAAGACTCGACCATCTCTGCAAGAATCGCACGAGAACACTTCTTAAAGTGTACAATCATATCGACACGACCTGGACGAATCAACGCCTTGTCGATTCTCTCTGGGAAGTTCGTCGTGATGATCAGGATTCGCCCATTTGCTTCCAGGGTTCCATCTAACAGGTTAAGTAAGAATGACAAGTCCAACTGCTCCTTATCCTCTCGTTCATTGATCCGCGAATCCATGAAAAGATCACCCGTCTCCTTCTTGGCAACTTGCGGGACCGGTTTCTTCCATTCCCGTTTAAGAACCGTATCGCCCATGGCATCAATATCCTCAATGACATAGAGACGTTCCGAAATGGGAATCACATACTTTTCCGTATTGACGCCATTGTATACGTGAATCTCATCATTGAAAAACAAATGCTGGAGTTGCTGCTTGGTCTTGATCTCCGACAATTGAACATTCACGATATGACGGCGACATTCATTGGCAACTGCCTTGATGGTCGATGTCTTTCCGGTTCCGGGTGGACCGTGATACATGAATCCCAGCGTGTACGGAATACCCTTTGTATCGTACCACGCGCGGTTCTTCAAAAAGAACTGAGTCCGTTTCTTGACATTGACCTTTTGCTCAAAAAAGACATTGTCAAACGTCCGGTTCGTTGTGAACTTGGACTTGGTGTAGAGCAGGTGGGTCGTGGGTAATGGATTCTGCATAGACCCCTTGACTTTTGGCGTGACAACCTGGTCGAAAAAGTATCGGTGCGCACCTAACTTGTTGACCATACGACGCTCATAATCTGCTGTACATACGTCCATAAAGGTCCGAAGATGCTGAACATCGTGGTTGTAACAAAAGAGTCTGAATTCAATGAGTTCAACTTGCCCATCGGTGATTCGGAGTTTCCCTAACTCGAAATACACATCGTCTTCAAGTTCAACTGGATCATATTCATTTGGCAAGTAGTCGTGATGTGTCACAGACAATAAAGACTTCATTGCCGGAAGAGTGGTCACATATTGAACGACTGCATCCATTCGACTCGAATACAAGGTTGTTGCAGGCACTGTCCTTGAATTCGTTTGGGTCGGCGGAGATCCACGCTCACATGTGATAGATGCGCTATGTACACGGTCAGTCATTGTATACTAAAAACACTTGTCGAGAGTCGGAACTGCCGAATGAGCAGGTTTTGTGCGACGAAGACGCAGTTCATTGGTTGCCCGGGCAACTGTATCATCCGAAAGGGCAACGAACTTCTTGACATCACGCACTGGTCCGTGGACATTCATGTTCGGAATGTGCAGACGAATCGGTGGAAGTTGATACCCGACAAGTGCATCCGATGTTGTACAAAACTCCCGAAACTGCTCAATGTCCAATTGTCCACCGAACATTCGAAGAATATGCCGATGCGGGGCAATCGCAACGTCATTCACAGGATACAGCGACCGGTACATATCGGCAAGGAGCGTGTGGCGAGACCACTTTACTCCATCGGACAAGCGGATATCGGCATACAAGTACGCAAGTGCGCACTCGGGCGAACAGAAATTGCCCTCGCATTGAATTCGAGCATCCGATGCATCGTACAAGACTGGAAGGACACACGCGCTCCACGAAAAGGAGTGGCAGCACCAGAAGCAGGCGGTTCCTGTAGTATAGACCGGCGACTTTGTCCGTGAGAGAATCTCCTTTAACGTGTCGGCATTAAACCGTTCATTCATCTTCGACGTCTCCACAGACGACAAGATCTCCGAATAGGATGTATTGGACTCAGCGGGAATCGGGATATATTCATCGGTGGGAAGACGTAATGAAAAAATGACAGGTGCTTCTTGAAGAGGTTGCTTTTTCGGGGGCATTGTTTTGTTTGTCTACGCGACTTCAGTGAAAGTCTATAAAAACGAAGTGCGTATCTGTCATGCACACAGACTTCACAATGGCAACGCTTCAAACCACCTACCAGCGCAAGACGCACCGCGAGCACATCCTTGACCTACCCGAGACATACATTGGCAGCACGACCACTGCATCTGAAGAGGTCTTTCTCCCTGATTCTGAGGGTAAGTTCGTGTCTAGAACAATCCCTGTCAATCCGGGATTTTACAAGTTGATCGACGAGCTGCTGGTGAATGCTCACGACCATGCGATTCGTCTGCGCCAAAAGGCGTCGTCTGATCCCGTGAAGAAGATCAATGTTCTCTGCACAGACACGGGATTCACAATCGAGAATGACGGTGAGTCGATTGATGTGGTCGAGCATCCCGAGCACAAGGTATGGATTCCGCAAATGATCTTTGGAGAACTGCTGACGTCCACAAACTACAATAAGGATGAGAAGAAGTTGGTGGGTGGAAAGAACGGATATGGTGTAAAGTTGGTGAATATCTTTGCAAAGGAGTTGAAGGTGATCGTCAAGGACCAGACCCGCAAGTTGCTGTACGAGCAGACGTTTGAGGACAATATGACGATCATTGGCAAACCCAAGGTCACTCCGCTTAAGAAGGCGGCAGTCCTGAGTGTAGGGATCGGGTGGCGTCCCGACCTTGCTCGATTCGGAATGACGTGCATCACCGAGGGTATGCAGAAACTCATTGAGCGACGTGTTGTCGATCTGGCAATGACGTTAGGCAAGGACGTGAAGGTCACGTGGAACGGAACGTTGGTCAAGTGTCGCACGATTCTCGACTATGCCAAGGCATTTCTACCGGATGGAGCGCAGATTGTCTCCGAGTCTCCAAATGACCGGTGGCAGATTGTAGTTGCCGACAGTCCGACGGACAAGCAATTTGCAATGTCCTTTGTGAATGGCATTTGGACATCGAAGAATGGCACGCACGTGGATGCAATCACGTCGCAGATTGTGAATCACATTGTGGAGCACCTCGACATCAAGAAGAAGATCAAGGTCAAACCTGGTCTGGTTCGAGACAACCTGGCAGTGTTTGTGACCTCCATGATTGAGAATCCAAGTTTCGCATCGCAGACCAAGGAGACCCTGACAACGAAACTGTCCGCCTTCGGGTCGTCTCCAAAGTTGAGCGAAGATACCCTGAAGAAGATTGTCTCCAAACTCAATTTGGTGTCTACGCTTGTAGAGGCGCAATCTGCAAAGGACGTCAAGGAGAATTCCAAGACAGACGGCAAGAAGCAGTCAAAGATCACGGGGATCCCGAAGTTGGACGATGCGGTTCTGGCAGGTACAAAGGATTCGTCCAAGTGCACGCTCATTCTGACTGAGGGAGATTCGGCAAAGGCAATGGCATTGTCGGGATTGTCGCAGGACCAGCGAAGGACGTTTGGAGTCTATCCTCTCAAGGGAAAGATTCTCAATGTCAAGGATACGTCAGACTCCAAGGTCGAGCAGACAAAGGAGATTGCGGAACTCAAGAAGATTCTTGGTCTGGTGTCTGGAAAGAAGTACACGAACACTGGCGACCTGCGATATGGATCGGTGATGATCATGACGGATCAGGATCTCGATGGTGCACACATTCGCGGTCTGCTCATTAACCTCTTTCACGAGTTGTGGCACGAGTTGATTGCCATCCCAGGGTTTCTGACGTACATGGCAACGCCTATCGTCAAGGCGCACAAGGGAAAGACGACACGTGTGTTCTACTCGCAGTACGAGTACGAGCAGTGGCGTAAGGATGAGGGCGCCGGGGGAAAAAGCGGAGCGTGGACGGTGAAGTATTACAAGGGATTGGGCACGTCGACGCGAGATGAGGCAAAGGACTACTTTGCCAAGGTGAATGCGGTGAAGTTCGGGTACGATACGAACGCAGACACGGCAATCGACCTGGCATTCAACAAGAGTCGGGCAGACAACCGGAAGGAGTGGTTGAAGGGATATGATCGAACTGCACTTGTTTCTGCAGGTGTCGTGCCTTACAGTGATTTCATCCACAAGGATCTCATCCATTTCAGTTACTACAATCTCGAGAGGTCCATTCCCAATATGATGGATGGTCTCAAGACATCTCAGCGCAAGATCCTGTTTGCCGCACTCAAGCGAAACCTTCGGTCCGAGATTAGGGTCGCACAGTTTGCAGGGTATGTCTCAGAACACACGGGATATCATCACGGTGAGGCGTCGTTGAATGAGACGATTGTCGGCATGGCGCAGGATTTCATGGGATCAAACAACATTCCGTGGTTGGTTCCGCAGGGACAGTTCGGGACGCGCATCCAGGGAGGAAAGGATGCAGCATCTCCCCGTTATATCCACACCTATCTCCAACCGCGTGTCCGCTTGCTGATTCGCGAGGAGGACTTGCCCGTTCTGACGTATCGCGACGACGACGGAACACCGGTGGAACCCGAATGGTATGCGCCCGTTCTGCCTATGCTTCTCGTGAATGGATCGCGGGGTATCGGTACAGGATACAGCACGTACATTCCACAGTGTAACCCCAAGGTTCTCAAGACACTGCTTCTTGACCATCTGATCAAGGGCACGTCTCTCACAGCAACTCCACTCGTGCCGTATTTCGAGGGGTTCAAGGGAACGTATACTGCAGAGGGTGTGGTAGGTGTCTATGCAAAGGATGGTGAGGATTTCATTGTCACGGAGTTGCCTCCGGGGACATGGACCGCAGATTACCGCGAGTGGTTGGAGAAGGAGTTGGCAGAGGGGCGGATCAAGGATTTTGTGGACACGTCGACAGATCGGGACATTCGGATTCGTATCAAGGGCATTGCCGAGGCAGCGCTTATCAAGTCCCTCACGGACAAGATCAAGACCACCAATATGCACGCATTCAATAGCGCGGGCGTCATCACCAAGTACGCGACTCTGAACGATATTCTGGTCGACTTTGTTACTGTGCGACTGACTGTGTATGAGACTCGTCGTCAGCACCAGATGAAGACATTGACTGCATCTCTTCCCTACCACGCAAATGTGGTTCGGTTCATTCGTGATCAGATTTCCGACACACCGACAATCAATCTGAAGAAGAAGTCGTTGAGCGAGTGCGACACAATTCTAAAGACAGCAACGTATGCGGCACTCGAGGGTGGGTATGACTACATTATGCGCCTACCCGTGTCCGCATTCACCTCCGAGAAGATTGCCAAGCATGAGAAGGATATGGCAGACTTGACGGCAGAGTGTGCGCGTCTTGCCTCACTTCGTGCGGTGGATCTGTGGGTTCATGATTTACAGTGCATAGAGTAAGAAGAGCAATGACGGATTATCAGAGTCTGCTTGCCAACCAGGACTCTGTCTCGCGAAGTATATATCCAAATCGCCTTCAAGACTCCAGACGAGAAACATCCATTCCAGTTCCCTACACATCTCGACCCATCATTGAACGGTTAGACACAGATCCTCAACGACCGATTACTGCGGCAGTGAGTTCGGTACAGGGGACACCCAAAACAATGAAAGTCAAGCGGTATGTGGTCATTGACTCATCTCAACGAGACTGGGTGAAACAACCCAATCCGTACACAGACATGATCTACACATTCGGAAGTCAATCCCAACTTGCGTCAAATCCCATCGTCTACTCCAACAATCCATTTGTACCAAGTTTCGCAACAGATTCAAACGGCAATCTGAACACCGTACCTGGTGCACCCAACACGCAGGGGTGGTATTTTTCAAATGTCTTTTATCCTCCGTACAATTCGTCAACACTGTCTGGAAACACTGTAGGTACTGACACGGGATATATTGTCCAACCGTCTGGATACGGATTTGGAAGTGTCTTTACTCCCTGCAACGTTCAAGCAATTCGGTTAATTCGGGCAATTCTTCCACAGCGACAGTTCTTGAATCTCCCTATTGTTCCAGGAACCCCCGAATTTGATGTGAAAGGTCCGATTCAGACGACTTTAGTTGGAAAACCATATTCGACCTTCTCGACCTACCCATACCTGCTTCTCTATCTCAATGAATACCAGGGGCAATATGTCGGTGGAAACGAATCGGTCCGCAAGGCATTTTCGGTCATGACGCAAAAGACACGCACACAAACCAATTTCCAGATCGATATTGGTGTCCAGCATTATGATTATGAACCGTGGGGATCCGAGGCACTTGAACTGCAGAGTCCCATCACAAATCTCCAGCAATTGAAGTTAAGTGTCACAGATCCGTTAGGCGTTTCTTTTCAGCAGAATGATGGACTTTCGATCAGTCTAATCCAAGGAGATGGATCGAATAATCTGTTTCTCAAGTGTTTCACTGGATCCTATCAGTATTTCACCAGCAACGAATTGCGAGTTGGTGATCACGTCATATTTGATACGACAACACTTCTGAACATTCTCAAGTCTCCCATCCTCATTAACAAGGATAAGCGGTCATACGTGACGGCAATTATTTCAAATACATTCCCTGTTCTCGAACTACTCGACTATGTTCAAGATTCCAACGGCATTTATCAACCGAGAACAACCACATCTTCTTTTGTTGGAACCATTGCATCCAATTCATCCAACTTGACTGTGTCACGAATCATCTCGGGGACGCTATTGGATGGATCCACCTTTGCAGGGGTTACAGGTATCCCGGATGGAACGACCATTCTTTCGAGCGCAGGCAGTAACTACACACTAAATACGCCTGCCACTTCCACGCTCAATCAAGTCACGATGAGCGCGACCTATTCAGTTTCAGCACGCACGAACCCGTACAATACATCGTACAATGGATTTCTCATTCCGAATTTATTTTCGAACAAGGCGTCTGGAGATGTGGTTACGCTCTATTCAAATGTAGACTCTGGACCCCCGTATACTGCGCTCGATCCAGTTCAGTTGGTCGGATCCAACCTTCCTTTTTTAAATGCATCTCTTCAACCTGTCTTTACATTTGAACTCACATGCTTACAACCCGACACATCTGAATTGAATGGAGGAAGTATTGTCTTGTAGGTAGACAAATGGCGTCTCTTTTGCAGTATGCCCCGCCGACCCTGTCTGACTTTTATGTACGGACCGCAATCCCCAATGCCCCTAAACACACCGGGTTGCTGCCTTTGAGTGACAGCGACGAGAAACTCAAGATCCCGCAACCGAGTCTCTATGCCAAAGGAGAGGGCGTGACACCTACAAAAATTTCCGAACGCATCCAATACAGACATGGAAGCACACCGCTGAACACAGTGTTCTTCAGTCAGTCGAATATCGACAATTTACAGGCGCAACTCAAGGCAGCGGTCTTGACAATGAGTGGAGGCGAGTATGTGATCAGCGACCAAAATACAGATGATCTGCACTTGATCATGAGGTCGTATTACTTGCAGTATGCCCCTAACAATCCGGCAAATGTCGCGACTGAACTTCAAGAGTTGAATGAGCGCGTGATCAGTTTTTCTAGCAACAGGATCATGGTTGAAATTGTGGCATACAGGAGATACCGCAAGGACATTCTCGATTTCCCCGACCCTATCGATCGACCGGTCGATGTCAAGGTCTACGGAACACGTACGGGAGAATTAAAGTCATTCTTTTAGTTTTTCCTTACAATGGAGTATCGAGTCCGTAAAGTCGATGGACACTGGGTTGCATGGGATCCATATTGGAGACCCATTGATGGAATTGAATGGACAGGAACTACGTGGAAAGTAAATGATGATCGGTACAGTCTAGATCCCACAAATTATATGTACATGTTCGGGTCCTTCAAGATGAAGTCCATGTGTGAAAATCTATCCGATCCAACTGAAGCAGATGTGTGCCAAACCTGGATCGGAACTCCGGAATGGTTTTTTGATCGTCCAGTTGTTCTTTCCCCGTGTGCGCCTAGAACACTGGAGTCTTGGAAGCGCATGGGACTTCATCGTCGTACGTTCCGAACAAGGTCTGGTCGAAAGACATTTACGAAACGGACTTGGAAGTAAACTATGCGCATCAACATTATCGGAACCTTTGGGAGCAATACAGGTGTTGCCCAAGACGTATCGATTCTCCACGGACTTATTGTACATGTCTTCGGCAAGGAAACAGAGGTTCGCCATGTAAAGCACTTTCATCCCGAGTGCGCACCTGCCGATGTAAACTTTTTTATCGAGGTTGTGAATCCGTCCTTGCTCATTTATGCGGGTCGCAACATCTGGATTCCGAATCCAGAGTGGACATACAATACATGGAGTCCATATGTCAAGATGATGGATGAGATTTGGGTGAAGACACGAAGCGCAATTGAACCCTTTGAGACTGCAGGTGGACACGTCAAGTATATTGGATGGACATCGATTGACAAGGGATTTTCAATTGAGAAGGACTATTCCAAGGCACTTATTCCCATCGGCAAGAATCTGTGGAGGAATCCCAAACCTGTCATTCAGGCATATATGCGCATTCGTTCTGACAATCCGGGATTGTACGCTCGTCTGCCCACAGTAACCATGGTGTATCGTATTCCTCTGCCGACAATTCCAGAGTACTTGAACGACAAGTTCACAGTCTTTGCAGGACCCGATCCGCTGTCTGACGAGCAATACAATGAACTTGTTGCAACATGTGGTCTGACACTTTGCATTTCGGGTGCAGAGGGGTTCGGGCATTCTGTGAATGAGGCAATGTCGTCGGGGTCTACGCTCTTGATCAACACGATTCCACCCTTTTGCGAATTGACCGACAAGGCGTACTGGGCATCGACGTCGAAGAGTATCAAGCATCCTCAGTGTTTCGGGACACTTGAAGATACAGATGTTGGGTCTATTGTGGATGCATTAAAGGTGTATGTCGACACATCTCTCGAAGACAAGCGGGAACAGAGTCTGCATATGCGGCATCAGTACGAGAACAGACACGAGGCATTTGTAAAGACCATGGAGGAGCGGATCGCGTCCTTAAGTGTATCCGTTCCCTATTCACTTGAAAACAGACTTCCGAAAGAAGCAGAGTTGCCATGTGTGTCGGTTATTACCCTCACTCGGGATCGTCGGGTGTTTATTCCCCTTGCACGGTATTGCATGATCGCACAGTCCTATCCAGAGTCAAAAATTGAATGGGTCATTGTCGATGACGGAAAGGATCAGATCAAAGATTTGGTGTCTGACATTCCGAATGTAAATTACGTACTGGTCGACGAACCCATGACCATCGGGGCAAAGCGGAATCTTGCCGTGTCGCGTGCATCGTATGACATTTTGGTTGTTATGGATGACGACGATGTCTATCCCAACAACTCTATTCTGTCTCGTGTGACCCACCTAATGATGGAACCTGCAAAGAAGTGTTTGTTTTCAACAGTGATCCCGTGTTATGATATCCACGAGACCAAGTCGTTCATGAATGTGCCGCCTATCACCTTGCCCATGAGTCAGCGTGTGTCGGAGGCAACATTATGTTTTACGCGGGAGTTCTGGACGGAGCGCCCATTTCCTGATGAGCAAATTGGAGAAGCAGACGCATTTATTCACGGTCGTGAGCAAATGTGCAGGGAGATCTCTCCGCAAGATAGTATTGTAAGTTTAACCCATAAGAAAACAACGTCAGCGCGCAAGGCACCTGCAGGTGATTCAAATGGATGTCATTATGGATTTTCAGATGATCTCTTTACACTCGTGTCCGAAATCGCCGCGCGTATCTAATTACGCAAACGGGAAGTGACGGGTGCGGCGACGACGCGTGTGGCGACGACGACCGCCTGTAAGCGTTGCCGGGGTCAGAGTCAGATCAGCGCCGCTGCCGCCACCGTGCATGTGACCGAGCAGGTGCGCCTTCTTCGCGCGCTTCGTCAGGGCAGACTTACGCCCTGTGGTCTTAAGACCCGCGTGCTTAAGTGCAGTCTTCAGCGCCTTGGCAGACATTCCATGGTGGTGACGGTGGGGCATTTTAATGTACTGTCGACAAAAAAATCTGACGCAGTGAAAAATGTTTTAGTCCCACTGCATCGACGCAGTTTGTTCTTTTGCCCACATGGTAATTGCCTCTGGAAACAGACGTTTAGGCGCAATATACCACGGCAGGTCTACGTCCTGTGTAAAGTCTTCGAGTCACTCCGCCTCCGCCCACTCGAGCTTGTTCCACTCCATTCCCTTGAACTCGTTCATGTTCCAGTACCCAACATGCTCCTTGACAATCGCGTCATCCTCATTCTCCTCGTCGTCCTCGTTGCGATACACCTTCTTCGACGTCTTGCCGACGAAGTAGACCTTGCCCTTGAACACGATGCGCCCAAACTCGTCTGCGACAGGCGCCTCCACGGCGACGACAGGAGGACGCAGGAAATCCGTGACATGATCCGGCATCTTCTTCTTCTTGAAGTCCGCAGCAGACATTGCATTGAGAAAGTCGACAAACTGCTTCTCAACCGTCTCGTTCATCTCTCGATGCGACGCATCCAGACCCGTCTTGAGATGCTTCTGATGCGTCTTGGTGATCTTGGGGACATTCAGCGCCTCGACCGGCGCAGGTGCCACCGCAGGTGCTGCCGCGGCATTCGTGCCCTTCTTCTTTGCCCGCGTCGCCGCCGCCTTTGCCGCAGACTCCTTCTTCTTTGCCATCTTGGCATCCTCCGTCTCGACATTCGTCTCGACTACCTTCTCCACCACCATCTCGACTACCTTCTCCTTCTCCACCACCATCTCGACTACCGTCTCGGTCGCGAAGATGAGTCCGAAGACATCGGCAGTGAGAGTGTCTGCATTGTATCCGTGCTTGATCTGAAGAGTCTTGAGCGCCTGAGAGATGATTGACTTGATTGCGGACTCCATGTTGACTTGATGAGACCCGATTAAGTTTGATGAGATACATTTCGTTTTTAAAAAAACGAAACTTCGCACACGAAATATGTACAGACTATCGAACAAGATGCCTCGCAATACCACCGGTGGATCCGGTCATCGTTCTCAGCGTAACTCAGAGTCAAACAAGACCAAGTCGAACAACAAGATCATCGATGCATTGATTGAAGATATCGCAACGGAGATGCCGGAGGATGTCTTTATCGGGCGTGTCATGCGCCGCCTAGGTGCAGGGTTCATGGAGGTCTTCTACCTAAAGAAGGTCACAATCGAGGGCAAGGAGCGGATGGAAGATACGATCGTACGCGCCCCTCTCAAGGGGGGTATGCGTGGTCGTGGCAAGAAGGATGTGTGGGTTGATGTGGGCAGCGTAGTTGTGATTGCGGATACTGGACTTGGCGGGACACCTTGGAAGATTGTGGGTGTTCTAAATGATGCACAGATTGTACGCTACCGAACCGTGTGTGAGGATGCAGATCCGCGACTGTTCGTCAAGGCGACGACAGATGAGGTCACTGCAGATGGTGGGATTGAGTTTACCGAAGATACAGAGGAGGTTGAGATTGACGACATCTAAAAAATAGAATAGACACAATGGGGATTTCCACCTGGACTGCACTCGCACTCTTTACATTTTTAGTTTGGTTTGGGTACAGTTCTCTTTCCGGACCACCGCCAAAACCCCGATCTGAGTTCCCTCCGCCCTTGCAGGTTGGAAAGACGCGGAATTACCAGGCATCTTCACAAGACGCAGGCATGCACACGCAGGGTGTGCGTCGCAAAGCAATTATTTCGAACCGGTCTGCTAAATTCGGTGGAAAAGGGTCCGGAAACGGTTCACTCGAATACTACTTTTTGACTGGTATTTGCGTATGCCATGGTGCAGTGGTCTGCCCGACTGTGTACGAGATTGACGATGGTGGTGCTGCAGGCGCAGAGATCTGTGACATCATTGATGGCGATGGCACTGAAGAACTGGACTTTGGAAATGCAGACACAAATGTATGCGATACATAATGGCAAATTGCGCAACAACCCCTAAGAAACTCCTGCTGAGACGCGACACTGATGTCAATTGGACACGAACAAACCCAACCCTTGCAAGCGGAGAACCTGGATTTGAAACCAATACTGGAAAACTAAAAGTCGGAGATGGTGTAACGCCGTGGAGATCACTTCCGTATATCGGCGGCAACACGACAGGTATTATCGACTCTTTTGATGGTGGAACGCCTTCGAGTGTGTATGGAAACATACCAGGCATAATTGACGCGGGTGGTGTATTGTAGTGAAAATAGTGATTAACTAGTAGAGAGGGAGAGGCATGCCAATCCATATCCAATTGCGTCGAGGCACTGCCGCAGAATGGACCGCGTCAAACCCGGTCCTCTACGTCGGCGAAATTGGTTTAGAAACAGATACGTTCTTGTTCAAAATCGGAAATGCGGCAGGGTCTGATTGGAATCACTTGCCGTACGGTGGGTTGAAAGGTGCGACCGGACCGACTGGGTCGACAGGATCAACGGGTCCTACAGGTGTAACTGGACCTTTAGGCACTGGCACAACTGGACCCACTGGACCGACTGGACCTACGGGTGTCACCGGATCGACAGGACCCACCGGATCAACAGGACCTACCGGATCCACGGGTGGCACTGGACCTACAGGTGGCACCGGACCCACCGGACCTACGGGTGCAACAGGACCTACAGGAACAACTGGACCGACCGGACCTACGGGACCCACAGGTGTAACGGGACCTATTGGAACTGGACCGACTGGACCTACAGGAACAACTGGACCGACCGGACCTACGGGACCCACAGGTGTAACGGGACCTATTGGAACTGGACCGACTGGACCTACAGGCGGGACAGGACCGACAGGATCGACAGGATCGACAGGTGCAACAGGTCCTACAGGTCCTACGGGTGTGACGGGTACGACAGGTACGACTGGACCGACGGGATCGACAGGTGTGACGGGATCGACAGGTGTGACGGGTGTGACGGGTCCGACAGGTGTGACAGGACCCACGGGTCCGACAGGACCCACGGGCGCAACGGGATCGACAGGTGTGACGGGTGTGACGGGTACGACAGGACCTACCGGACCTACCGGACCTACAGGTGCAACAGGTCCTACAGGTGTGACGGGTGTGACGGGTGCGACAGGATCCACCGGACCTACCGGACCCACAGGTCCTACGGGTGTGACGGGTGTGACAGGTACGACAGGTACGACAGGACCGACCGGATCGACAGGTGCAACAGGTCCTACAGGTGTGACGGGTGCGACAGGTACGACAGGACCTACCGGACCTACAGGTCCTACAGGCGCAACAGGACCGACAGGTGTAACGGGCGTGACCGGACCGACTGGACCGACCGGGACAACAGGACCTACTGGATCGACAGGACCGACCGGGACAACGGGACCTACAGGTGTAACAGGACCCACTGGACCGACCGGATCGACAGGTGCAACAGGTCTAACTGGACCCACGGGTGTAACGGGTACAACTGGACCGACGGGTGTAACTGGATCGACCGGATCGACTGGACCGACTGGAACTACGGGTGTAACGGGTACAACTGGACCGACAGGACCTACGGGACCGACAGGTGTCACTGGATATACTGGTACGACGGGTACGACAGGTCCCACGGGTATCAAGGGGTTAGACGGTGTTTCTGGAGGACTTGTTCTGCAGATGGACTATTCACCGACGACTACATATTCGGGGTCAATCTTAGCGGGCACACTGACCACGTCATACAATACAACGACACAAACAAACATTAATATCGTTGGGTCTGTGACAAGTGCAAATATTGCATCCTTTACCATTCTAAACAATGCACTTCCAGGTACAGCGTCTGTTCCAGGTGTGTGGGACATGAACTTATTCGCAGGAATTACTGCAGGAAGTGGTACTGCGCAGATTTGGTACACTGTATCTGACTCAGCGGGAGGATTCACTATTGGTCCCGCAACAGCAGTCCCTGTATATACCGGATTACCCTTGGAGCAGTACGACGTTGCGTTATATGTTCCAGGTCACACATTTGCAGGCAATGTGGTGATCAACGTCTATGCCACCGTCCCCACAGGGACAACCATGCAGTGGGGATTTCGTGGTTCGACCATTTCGCACCTCCACACCACACTCGTTGCCATTGGCGGTGCGACAGGTTCAACTGGACCTACGGGAACAACAGGACCGACAGGACCGACTGGAAGTACTGGACCAATTGGACCGCAAGGTGCAGGTGGTGCGTCCGGATATTATGCAGGGTTTTACGATACGTCATTGTCGCAGACAATTACTGCAAATACTCCAAAAGCGATTACATTTAATACAATTGACAATGGAAACGGTATATCTGTGACATCGGGGTCAAATATAGTGTTTCAGTATGCCGGAACGTACTTACTCAATTTATATGCACAGGCTACTCAGACAGGTGGAGGAAACGTAACTACATCTTTTTGGTACAGGGTGAACGGTAGTAATGCGACGGGGAGCGCATTTACACTCACCCTCGGAGGCAACGGTGCACAGCGCACTATTCCAGTTGAGGATACGATTACAGTGAGTGCAGGGAGTATTATTAATTTTTTGTGGTACGCAAACTCTGCAAACGTTACACTGAATACAACCCCTGCAACAGCAAGTGTACCTTTGTCACCCTGCGCCCAGGCACGTATCTTGCAAATTGCCTATAACGGTCCAACCGGTACAACTGGACCGACCGGATCGACTGGACCTACCGGATCGACTGGTGGTACGGGTACGACGGGTGTCACTGGACCCACCGGACCCACAGGATCGACAGGACCCACGGGTGCAACAGGTGTCACCGGTGTCACAGGGTCGACAGGACCCACCGGACCTACCGGATCGACCGGATCGACAGGACCCACGGGTGCAACAGGTGTCACTGGATATACTGGATCAACGGGAACTACGGGACCTACCGGATCGACAGGACCCACGGGTGCAACAGGTGTCACTGGATATACTGGGTCAACGGGACCTACAGGACCGACCGGATCGACAGGACCCACGGGCGCAACAGGTGTCACTGGATATACAGGGTCGACAGGACCCACTGGATCCACTGGACCCACAGGTGTAACAGGATATACCGGCGTGACTGGATACACTGGATCAACGGGAACTACGGGACGAACAGGTACAACAGGTACAACAGGTCCGACAGGTACGACTGGAACTACGGGTACGACTGGAACTACGGGTACGACGGGACCTACAGGTCCGACAGGTACGACGGGAACGACTGGACCCACGGGCACGACTGGAACTACGGGTACGACGGGACCTACAGGTACGACAGGTTTCACTGGAACGACTGGTACGACAGGTGTGACTGGAACTACAGGTACAACAGGTACAACAGGAACGACAGGACCTATCGGACCTACTGGAGCGACTGGACCTACGGGAGTCGCAGGCACAATTGGACCTACAGGTACGACAGGTGTGACGGGTCCGGGAATTGGAGTGTCTCCAACCACGGCAAATCGAGTTTTAACGGCAAACGGTACATCAAACACCGTAACTGCGCAGACAAATCTTATTTTTAATCCAGTGTCCGGAACGATTCCATCGAGTTTCTATGGCACGACATACTATACATCAAACGGATCGAATACATCCGGTCTTGGAACTGGATTATGCCAAGCGCTCTTTACTACGACAACCTTTGATCCACTTTCAAATTCAAACGTCTACATGGTCTCGGTCATTGCTGTTGGCATACCATCCGGCGTCCCCATCTCCATTGCATATGTTGTAAATACAAGCGCTACCTATCAAGGTGTACTTTGGAATTATAGCGGAACCCCCGGATTCGCAAACGATACGCAAGTAATACGCTATCTCAACAACACGGGTATCTCTCAAACATCGATACGTTGGTCTTATATGGTTACTCTTCTTGTCTAATACATAATGTCTACGGAAACAGCAGACAAAACAACCATAACAAACTTCATAACGACACTTCCTAAGACAGGCGTGAGCGCGTTATCGCCTGTAACGTTCTTTTTTGGACTTGACCCGCCACCTGTTTGCAGTGATGGAATTCGCCGACCGAACATTCTCGACTACATTGACTTCTTGTTTCAGTCTCCAACAATTGATCAGGTCATCAAGACCTATCTTGGAACAACTACATACTCAATCACGTTAGTTCCCGGGACAACAATTCGGCAGTTTAATGCAATTGTGAAAAATACCGGTGTACTCCCAACACTACTTGTTCGATCCACTGCAAGTTCGAGTTCGACTCTTCCAGTCACATTAACACTCTGCACACAGATCACCACTGTGTCCGGTACAACATTTACAAACGCAAGTTCAGCAAGTTCGTTAACTTCTCAAAAATGGGACTCTGGATTTTCATCTGCCCTTCCACTTCCCACCGGATACATTACCGTAACTCCTGGAGCATTCATTAGTACGGGAGCATATACGACACTTCAGTTTGGATTGTCAACGAGCGCACTTGTTCTACCGAATACCGTTGGAGTTGCCACATCCTTCACTGTAACGTATGGATTCTACATCTTGAGAGGTCCTGCATCAAACGGTATTGCCGGTAGTGTTTCCCTCTACAAAATTATGCCAGGTGCGACACTCGGTAATCCTATCCAACTTGGATTGGCGTCTTATGCAACTCCACCTCTACTCACTGTCTCGTATGATGGACAGTTTATACGATATTACATTAACGGTGTTCTTGCTACAAACTATACCGGTGGCGGGACAAGTGCGATTGCCATATCCCTGAATACATTGTACGCGGCAGGGTTGCTTTCTTTCTCAGGTGATAGTTTCACAGGTGTTACGTGGGGAACGGTGATTCCCGGTCCGAAAGGCGCAGATGGTGCAAACGGAAGTCAAGGACTTCAAGGTGGGGCAGGAAACACGGGTCCGCAAGGCGCAGGGTTCACAGCAATTACCCCGACAACTGCGAATTGTGTCCTCACTGCAAACGGTACAAACAATACCGCAACTGCACAAACAAACATTGTCTACCAAACAGGTGTAAACGCAACGGCACCTATATTTCCCGCATCCACATTAACTGCACCTAATCTTGCAGCATCGACAGGTGCAGTCATTGCACCCATTGCATCTACAATAGCAGGCACGTTACGTACAGGGTTTTCGTCCTTTACTGCAACGTATACGACTTCTGACTACAATTCAACTGCTGCAAAGGTCGTTTTATCGGGTCTTCAAACATCGGGATTGTATATCTGTTCCATTGCAGGAATGAGTGGGTCGAATTATACAAAGTTGTCGCATATTTATATCACAAAAACAGGAGTACCTCCAACTACGTCCTTTGTTGCAACTAAATTTGGTACAGACATTCCTGCATCAAGTGTCTTTACATGGAACATGCCTACAATTGTTGCTCAGACAACATCGACTCCTTCTAGTTTTTCGTTATCGTTTTCGGCGACTGCGATTGTAAGTGTGTCTGTTTCCATTACACTTGTTGCGAGTACGCCTAATTTATATTGATATAGACAATGTCGACAGGACCGACAGGAGTGGATGGACCGCAAGGACCCCAGGGGTTGCAGGGACCGCAAGGATTGCAAGGAGATCCAGGACCTGCTGGAGATCCCGGACTGCAAGGTGTTCAAGGAGTCCAAGGAATTGGATACACGGGACCGCAAGGAGTACAAGGCGACCAAGGACTTGCCGGAATCCAGGGACCGGCGGGACCGCAAGGTATCCAGGGATTTCAAGGTGTAAAGGGTGATCCAGGAAACGACGGCGCACTTGGACCGACTGGACCGTCTGCGGGACCGACTGGCGCGACTGGACCACAGGGACCATCAAACGGTATTGTAGGTCCAGCGGGACCGACAGGACCTGGAGGTGATTTCACGAATTCCGGAAATTTATTGGATGCCGGCGGACCCACTACGAACTATAAGCGTCTACCCGTGTTCGATTGTGGTGGCATTACCGGTACCATGGACACATCCTTTGCTGGAACTCTGCTCTATTCACTGTTTATTGATCCGTGGGTAACGGAGACCTCATAAGTTCTTTTTAATATACAATGCCCTTCTTTCAACTTCAACACCGTCGTGGAACATCGACGCAATGGGCAGCAGTCGGTGCAAGTGTGGTTCTAGCAAGTGGCGAACTCGCAATTGAGACAGATACGCGTTTGTTCAAATTAGGTGACGGCGTCACGGTGTGGAACAACTTACCGTATGGCGGTATCCAGGGATTCACAGGACCCACCGGTACGACAGGTCCCACCGGAGCAACAGGACCGACAGGAACAACGGGACCTACAGGTCCGACGGGTACAACAGGTCCGACAGGTCCGACTGGACCGACTGGACCGACAGGCGTGACTGGACCCACAGGACCATCGCAGATGTCCATCGGGTTTGACGGGGGTGCGCCGTCGAATGTGTATACACTTGGACCGGTGTTTGACTGTGGTTATGTCGTCTAATGTTTTCCTCCAGTATAGACAATGCCATACATTCAATTCCAGCACCGTCGGGGCACTGCCGCGACATGGACTTCAAATAACCCTATCCTCGCATCTGGCGAAATGGGAGTTGAAACAGACACGCAACTGTTCAAGATCGGTGACGGAACAACTGCGTGGACCTCCCTTGCCTACGGTGGTCTGAGGGGGTATACGGGTCCGACAGGTACGACGGGAACGACTGGACCGATCGGACCTACGAGCGCGACAGGCACGACGGGTGCAACGGGTGTGACCGGATCAACCGGGTCTACAGGTCCCACAGGTCCGTCCACAAACCCCGCGACATGGGCAGCGTACCCTGCGTCGACCAACATCAATGCAGGCGGATATGCCCTCACCAACGCTGCCTCAGTGAACGGTGTGAGCGCGACACCCTTAACTGCGAGCACATCTACGCTTACAACCGGACTCAGTGGTAACATCAGCGGTGTCGTCTACGATTCGAATAGTGGTAACTTTTATGTAACGAACAATAACGGTAATTCTATAGCCAAAGTTACACCTGCAGGTGTTGTCACGAATTTTGCAGGCGGTGGTTCGGGCACAGGAACCACTCAAGCAGATGGAACAGGAACAAACGCCGCATTTGTGAATTTTCGCCCAATGGTGATTGACGCGTCTGGAAACATTTATGTTGGTGACGGGAACAACGGTGGCGCAACAATCAGAAAAATTACACCCGCAGGTGTGGTCACGACGATTGCCGGACAGGCAACTGTGGCGGGGAACACAGACGGAACTGGAACAAATGCAACATTGTTTCAACCGTGGGGGATGACGATTGACCCGGTTAATTCGGTCATTTACTTCAACGATACGCTGACTACAAGTGGTCAATCTGTAGGATATATCCGCAAGATGTCTCTCTTGACAAACGTCGTTACAACCATAACTACAACTGGAGTTACTGCTGGATCATACATTGCTTGGGATGCAACGACTGGAACCATTGTGTATTATCAGTCCGCAAGTGGTGGTAAGTTTCTCCGAATGACGCCGACTGGAACTGTGACTCAAATCGGATCCCTTTCTACGCCTACAAACGGTTATTTAGGCATCTATGTAGATTCGTCCGGATATATCTATATAAGCGAGTACAATGGTGCATCTTACATCTCTCAACTGACACCTTCGGGTTCTCTGTTAACACCTCTTGCAGGTGGAAAAGCTGATAATTCATTCGTGGATGGGGTAGGTTATACATCATCTGCGTTTGGATTTGCTTGGGGAATGACGATGGACTCCAGTGGTACCCTGTATATTACAGACCAGAACAGACTTCGTAAATTACAGCTTCTCAGAGGATCCGGCGGCATCCTCCCGTACAACGGGGCGCTGTACACGTCCAACTCGACAACTGCATTAACTGTGCAGGCGCCGTTATCCTACCGGTATGCGACGTCCAACGTGTCAGGCACAAGCGTGGATTTAACGGCATCGTCCAACGTGGTGTCCACGACCTTCCGTCTCACTTCCGGACCGTCGAACACCATCACCTTCCCTTCGCTGGCATCCTCCACCTCCGGATCGTGGTGGAGTTTTTCCAACGCATACACTGCGACCCAGTCCCTGACCCTTGCCGGCACAACGACTGGACTGACCTCGCCGATCTCGCTTTCCTCGAACACGACAGTCACAATCTATTCCGACGGAGCGAATTACCGTACAGCAACGAGCGGCGCACTGCCGAACACCATTAACGGTGTCACACTTGTTAACGGAAGTGCGATCGCCAGCAATGTCATCACGGGCAGTGTATCCGGATCGACACCTGGAACAATGACGCTTCTTCCGTCTATGGCGACACAAGTACCCGTAAGCATCTGGCAATCGGCACAGTCGTCGAACGGGCAGTATCTGGCAACGTATGGGTATGCCGACGCCTACATACGCACGAGCTCGAACTATGGTGTCACATGGACTCTGACTCAGCAACTTAGTGGTGGTTCGTATACATCAGGAATTGCAATGTCTCCCAACGGAGCAGTCCTTATTGCAGGTAACACACCCTATATAAGTTCGAACTACGGTGTCACGTGGACGCAGATCGGGTCTGCTGTTCAGGGCATGTATTCTGGATGTCTTTCGTCGAACGGATCGGTAATCTATATTGGGGGAGGGCAAACATCAAGTTATGTGAGTTCAAACACTGGATCATCTTGGACATTGATAAACTTTGGCAGCGTTGGTACCACCAACGGTATCATGCAGATGCTATGTTCTTCGAACGGAGCGATTGTGATGGCATTGACTCAGAGTGTCGCTCCACTCATTAGCACAAACTCTGGATCTACGTGGTCGTTAATGACGTCGTCGGGACTAACCGGTACAAGCAGCACAGGATCTGCTGCAATGACTCCAGATGGAGCGACAATTCTTATGATTGGTGGTGGTTCGGGATACTCGGTCATCAGTTCAAACAGTGGATCGACGTGGACCACATTATCAAATGCCGGAGCAGGTTTGAGCGCAGTCTATATCTCGTCAAATGCATCGCTGGCAGTTGTTGCCGGTGGTTCAAACGCTATCATCAAGGTTGCAACCGGATCGCCTGTGAACTCGAATTCTACATGGACATCTGTCGGATACCCGAATCCTTGGAACTTCCTTTCTGGATCTTGGGACGGAAACTATCTTTCCGCGTCATTTAGCGGTCTAGCTGTAAACGTATGGACAAGCTCGAACCGTGGCATCACATGGGGACAAACAAACTCATCGGTTCCGCCGCCGAACGCGGGATACAATTTTTACGGATGTATTGCATCCTACGACGGAACCATCGTTACTACATTCTTAAACACAGTTTCGTCGTTCAGCATCAGTTCGAATTCAGGCGTAAATTGGACCACGCCCACCCTACCTGCCAATTATTTGCGATATGGCGGGATCGGAACAGGCGCCAATAACTATGCAGTGTCTGCGAACGGATTATATTACGCGTACACTGACCAAAGCGCTCGCTTCTTCTTGAGCAGCAACGGCGGAGCGTCCGTTACAGAAATAAGCGCAATCACGGGTCAGGTAGGCAATTATCAATTTCAGATTTCTTCAAATGGAAGCACGATTCTCGCACCGAAGAATCCTGGCATGTTTTTAAGCACGAACAGTGGAAGCACGTGGACAACGATTGCGTCGACACTCTCGAACTGGAGCGGCGGAAACGCAATCTCCTCAAACGGACTGTATATTATCGCATCCGCATCGTCAAACGTGTATCTTAGTTCGAACACGGGTTCGACCTTCACACAAGTCAGTTCATTGAGCGCGGCATACAGTTGGTACTTCACAATGTCCTACGATGGTTCGCGCATTGCAGCGGCGTCTGGTGGATCTGGTAATGGTGGAGGATACATCTGGGTGAGTTCGAATTATGGCGCGACATGGACACAGGCAACGACTGCAGGAAGTAACTACTGGACAATGATCAGCGGATCTGCGGATGGCATGAAACTTGTAGCAATATCAGGTAGCACTGCAAACGGTAACGTATCGATCAGCACGGACGGTGGAAACACATGGTCAATCGTAGGAAACTCGGATGGATATGTCATTTACAGTGCGTGCGTATCTGGAGACGGCAGCGTTGTCTATGTAGGCAAGAATGGAAACAACGCCTTAACAAAGATACCTATCAAGGCGGGAGTAGTCGGTCAAAGTTCCGTAACATCGGCAATCACAAATCTGACGACCTCCAACATCCTTGGATCGGGAAGCAACTCCAACGTGACGGTGGCAGGCAACGAACTCATCGTGTACCCTGGATCTTCTAACACTTCAAACTACGGTGCGGGATATGATACGTTGACCCTGCAGACAACTGCGCAGAATTACGCGGGTGGCGTGGCGTCCCTTGCCTTTGCCAACTCGAACACTGGGTACCCGCTTGGACGTGTGTATGCGTCGGACACAGGCACGGTGCCGACAGGAGCGTCCACGTCTCTCGTATTCCAGTCCACAGTGTCCAACAAGTTAGTGCCGGCAATGACAATCACGGGTTCGAATGTTACAGTAAACGGCACAATTGGCGGCATCTCCCTAGCAAACAGCGCAATCAACAACGTGCCGGCAACACCGTCTACAAACTACCTGACATCCGTTGCCGGTGTATCGAGCAATCCTAATCACGCAGATGGTGTGGGTACGAACGCAGGATTGGAGCACATGGCATACATGTCCCCGTATGATTCCACGACAGGTCTCTTCTATTTCACCGAGTGGAACCAGAATTACGTGCGGACGTACAACCCCGTGACAAACGTAGTTGGAACACTTGCTGGAAACGGAAATTCGGGTACGACCGACGGAACTGGATCGGGTGCATATATCTACGGTACATTTGGTACACCTGCGGTGGGCCCGGGTGGTGGCGTAGTCTATTTCTTAGATGGACATGCGGTTCGTAAGTGTACTCTTGCGGGTGTAGTTACAACTATTGCCGGTGTTGCTGGCACATCCGGATTCACAAACGGAACAGGTACGAACGCGCTCTTCTACTCGCCCGCGTCACTCAATCTTGATCCAGCTGGGGCAAATCTCTACATTGCAGATGCGAACAACAATGTGATCCGTATTCTGAATTTGACTACGAATGTAGTAACCACATGGGCAACAACTCCGAGCACATTAAGCGGTCCAAGGGGCGGCGGGTTTGACTCAAGCGGAAACTTTTACGTCATTGGCGCTCAAACAATCTATAAGATCACACCTGCCGGTGTCATTACAACCGTTGCCGGTGGAGCAAGCATATACACAATAGACGGCATTGGCACCAACGCAAGTTTTTGTGGTGCAAATTCTCTGACCGTGGACAATATCAACAACCTTATCTATGTCGTAGAGGGATGGGTGACAAGCTCGATGATTCGTCGTGTTGACATGGCCACATGGACGGTTACATCAATCACAGGTGGGATAGGGAACAACCCGCCCGTAGATGGACTCGGAACAAGTGGAAATTGGGGCCTCATGTATACATGTTCTCTTGACCCAACAAGCAGCTACCTTATTGCCGGAGACGCATATACACTTCGCAAAATGACATTTATCAAGGGATCCGGTGGTGTCCTCCCATACGGCGGAGCACTGTACACATCCAACGCGAGTACCCCGTTAACTGTAAAGGCGCCGTTATCCTACCGGTATGCGACGTCCAACGTGTCAGGCACAAGCGTGGATTTAACTGCATCCTCGAACTATGTTGGTACCACCTTCCGCTTGACTGCGGGTCCGGCGAACACCATCACCTTCCCTTCGCTGGCATCCTCCACCTCCGGATCGTGGTGGAGTTTTTCCAACGCATACACTGCGACCCAGTCCCTGACCCTTGCCGGCACGACGACTGGACTGACTTCGCCGATCTCGCTTTCCTCGAACACGACAGTCACAATTTATTCCGATGGAGCGAGTTATCGTACAGGATCAGGTCTGGTGACGCTTGGAAACCTGGCAATCTCGGGCGGCGACATCTCGAACGCAACATCTCTTAGCACGATCCCCGTTGTTTCAACGGCAACCGTCACAACACTTGCCGGGTCTATCGTTGGAACCTACGGAAGTTCGAACGGCATAGGCACCAATGCACAGTTCGGCTACCCGACTGGAAGTTGCATTGACCCGAGTGGAAACGTGTACATTGCTGACAGCGGCAATAACACCATCCGAAAGATCACACCTGCTGGAGTTGTGACGACCTTTGCGGGAAGCGGTTCGTCGGCAGTTACAGACGGCACGGGCACGTCTGCAGCATTCAAGGCACCCACTTCTATTGCATACGACACGACAACCGGAACACTAGTTGTCGGAGAGTACGGTGCAGTTCGCAGAGTCACCCTTGCCGGTGTTGTTACAACAATTGCTGGAGGACCGAACACGGGGAGTACGAACGCAACTGGAACCAACGCATCCTTCAATCAGATGTACGGTATCGTCGTAGATCCGGCAACGGGCAATATATATTGCACGGAACAGCAGCACGTAATCCGTCAGGTTACGCCTGCAGGTGTGGTGACCCTGCTTGCGGGATCGTTTGGAAGTTATACCTTTTCGGATGGCGTAGGCACGAATGCGCGTTTCTACAGTCCTTTCCACATTACAACAGACGGAGTCGGAAACTTGTACGTTGCGGACTATTACAATTACCGCGTTCGCAAGATCGTGATTTCAACGGCAACAGTTACAACTGTAGCAGGCAATAGTAACGGTAGTGACGCGGCGGGCACAGGTACGAACGCCTCGTTCACGTGGTGTGTTGGAATTGCGTACGACTCGGTAAGTGGACTGCTGTACACGAGCACGCTTGGAGGCAAGATCATGTCTGTGTCGCTGACAGGAGTTGTCAATTACTTTGTAGGATCGTCTCGGTCCACCAATACGGATGGAGTTGGAACGAACGCGTCCCTTGGATATGCATCGTCCATCTGTCTCATCCCGGGACAGACCATGTACTTTACAGACCGCGATCGCAACAATGTTCGCAAGGTAACCTTGCAACCCTACTTTGGCGGATTGTCAGTCAGCAACGGTGCACTCAACGGCGTGACCCTCTCGAATGGACAGGTGGGCGGAGTCACACTGAGCAACGGACAGGTGGGCGGCGTGACCCTGTCAGGCGGCGCAATCAACAACGTGCCGGCAACACCGACCATCTACAGCGTCACGACTGTTGCAGGTAGCGGTACGCAAAGTGTAACGGATGGAACGGGTACGAGTGCGTCTATAGGAGGGTATGTGACCGCAATGGCGTACAATACATCTGATTCAAATGTCTATTTTGCGGATTTATACACTTGCATCCGAAAGTTCAACCCTGCGACTGGTGTCGTAACCACTCTGTGTGGTACCGCAACATCCTCGTCGGTAGATGGTGTAGGAACGAACGCTACATTTTCGAACATACGCAATCTTGCACCGGACGGATTAGGCAATTTATACGTTAGTGACGGAATGCGCATTCGAAAGTACGTTATCGCCACAAACACGGTTTCAACCATCATTGGAAATGCAACCGCAACATGTACAGATGGTACGGGCACAAATGCAACTATCGTTTCGGTTCTAGGAATTGTATCCGATCCAACTGGATCCACTCTCTATTTTATTGATAACTCGGGTGCAAATCAGTATACGTTCAGAAAGTATGTTGTATCGACAGGTGTTGTGACGTCAATTTCTGGAGTGGGATCGTTTATGCAGGCATACGATACAAACTTAGTTTGGGACGTACCAACCGGGACAATGATCTTCTTTACAAACGGTAACCTTTACAGAGTCACACCTGCAGGCGTAGCAACGACGCTGGCATCCACGTCTCCGTATTCAAACATACAAAGCACAGTCGCAGACTCAGCAGGAAATTATTACGGCGTAGACTTTTACGGTGCAGCTGTTAAAGTTGCATCGGGAACATATTCCCTGACAACGATTGCCGGTACAAAGAACGTAAATCCTGATCCGTCGTTAGATGGACTGGGATCCGCGGCGACATTTAGGATTGCAAGCACGGCTCTTGCAGTTGATACGAACAATAATGTATACGTAGGTGAAACCGGCAAGATCCGCAAACTCACACCCCTTTCTGGATCTGGCGGTGTGCTGCCCTTTAATAACTCACTGTACACGTCCGATACGAGCACGGCCCTCACGGTTCAGGCACCGCTTTCATGTGCAAAGACCATCTCCGTCCAGCAGATCCAGGAGACGCTGAACACGATTGCCAGTCCGGGCAGCGGAACAGTTGTTGCTGACTGGTCTACGGGTGACATCTGGTATGTGACGTCCTTAACTGCAAACTTTACCATTAACTTGACCAATTTGCCCACAACTGCCAACAAGAGTTACTCGGTGGTCTTTACATTAGTCCAAGGCGCAACACCCTACTACATCAGTGCGCTCCAGATTGCTGGAGTCGCGCAGACGATTAAGTGGTCAGGTGCGTCGGCGCCCACAGCGACCGCAAGTCGTGTGGAGACAGAAACGTTTACATTAATGTACACTGGATCAGCATGGACCGTGTTAGGTCAACTGACCAGTTTCGGTTAAACAGTTGGAAAATTCATGACCTGAGTCGGCGGATCAGTTCCAATCTTCGTAAATGTATACGGAATCAAAAACACCTTACTGCATTCAAGACTGAATCCAGTGCGGTGATACGTCGAAAAAGCATGGATCTCTTTAGCACGAGACATGAGAAAGTAATCCAGCAGTGTATCCTTGGTCTGCTGCAGTGTCTGCTTGTCGTTCTGACCGATATGGCAAATTGCCGTCTTCTTGGAATGAAGGGTCCGCCCAGCAAAGGCGTCCTTGACCTGATCGCTGTTGGAGATCAGGACATACTGCCCGTCAGTGAGTTTCGCATCCACGGCAGACACGAGCGCGTCGAGGATTGCCTGGTCAATCGGGACAGGAGGGAAACACTTGTCATCCGCCATGCGGATATGAAGGACTGTGTACGGACCCGTGACCCCCATCTCGACAAGAGTGTCCGTCACATAGGCGTCCATCTCGGGCGT